ATGCTTCTAACATTGCGGCAGCTATGGATCCAGCGCTTAGAAACACATTGGTTTCTAGAATAGATCACAGTGACTTTACAATGCCTGAGTATATGCAAGCGCCTGATGAGTTATATGCTAAATTTCACAAATATAGAAAAGCATTAGGAATGAAACCTGGCGAGCAATTTGATTCAAAAAAATTAAAGGAATATATCAAAAATTCAGAAAACCCACGTGACGCCATATTTAATTCGTTTAATAATGTTTTTACAGAAGACTCTATAATAGAAGCTTTAAATACAATAGCAAGTAGAGAAGGTAAATCACCAGGTTCTGTTAAATTTGACATGTTAAGTGGAAAAGATATTTTAAATGATATAGAAGAAGATAACTCTTCAATGTATGCTTAAAAAACTATTATGATAAAAATCAAAAATCCTTTTAGAAACAACATCACTGCTAGTAGTGATAGAACATTAAATCGTGATGGTAGAGTTATAAACAATTCTCCGGTTAAACAAAGAAATCCTGATAATCCTTATAATGATGGGCGCTTATCTATTGCTAGTGATTACAATATAACACCTGAGCAATTACAAATGCTCACAAAACATTACACACCTTCAGATTTAGGTGAATCAGGTTTTGGAAATTTTGACATACCATCAGGCCATTATTTTAAAAGAAAAGCAAGAAATCCTAATACAAATATTAGATTTCGTACTAAAAGTTATAATCCTTCAAATTATCAAGGAACTACATGGGCTGATAATGAAACTACTCCTTACGCTAAAGACGTGCCTATAGATGTTCAACAATATCTTAAACTTTCTGATGAAGAAAAAGCTAATTTTCCTCAATATAATACATCAGGAAGACGAACTCTATATTCCTTATTAGGAGGTGCTGATGGTGGTGTTCCAGCAGACTTAAAAAATCCAGATGGATTCCAAGAGTTCCAAGATATATTACAAAATCCTCAACACATGGGTCAGTTTTATACAGGCGGGATTGATTCTAGAAATCCTAAAGAGTGGAGTAGAGGAGGTAATTGGAATACTTTTACTCCTTATTTACCAGGAGGAGATGAAGCACATCCGTATAGGAGTCATGATCAAGCTGGAAATTATATTGGGTCAGAACGAGGTGCAGGTGCAAATCAAGCTATAGCTCAACATTTAGGTCCTGAAGGCGATGTTATTAATATACTTTTTAATAAATTAAACAAAAATAGGAGTCGTGGTAGAGGTAATTACAATAATGATTATGTAGGTATTACAGAAGGGACTGATGCGAATTTAATAGATCCAAGAACTGGAAGATCTTATATAGCTGACCTTTTATCAGTACTTGATCCAAATAAAGTGTTTTATCCTAAAGGATCTAACCAAGGAACAGCACTAGACCCTCAACGCACAAACCAATGGGATGGACCCACAGATGACGAACTTGAATATTCACAACTAGTTCATGATAAGATAAATCAAGTTTATGATCGAATTAAACATGGAGATAGCCGTAATGAATCATGGTTAAATGAACATGGGATTGTTACTGATGTAGGAAATGAAATAAATCCTTTAGATTATCTAACTGAAATTGTAACTCCAGCAATGATTGAAGATAAAAAACCTAAGAAAAAGAAAGGTCCTGGGATTATAAGTAAAATTGGAGATGTTGTAGATGATTTAAACTTATTTAGACCAGCACGATATAAAGGAGCAAGAACAAAGGGGAAAAGAAGAAGCAAAAGTGGTCCTAGTTTTAAATATAAAGGTGGCCGAGGTGGTGGTAGAAGAAGAAATCCTAAATATTAGTAAAAACACTGAGAATCAAGTAATTATAAAATATGAGTAAAAAGAAGTTTAAAGACACTACTGTTGGACAATTGTTGTTTGGTGCTGCTTCTGTAATAAATCCTACTTTAGGAAATGTATTACAAGGCGTAACTTCACCAAAAGAAGCTATTGAAGCTATTACTAAAGCAGATGCTCCTGCTGAGGATAAAGTAAAATTACAACAAATAATATACGAACAACAAACAAAAGAAATTGAAGCTATCACATCAAGATGGCAAGCAGACTCCATGAGTGATTCATGGATGTCAAAAAACGTACGTCCATTAGTATTAGTATGGTGTATATGTATATTTTCATTAGCTGGTATTTTAGACAGCGTTGAAACTATACCTTTTCATATTAATGAATTATGGAATGATACTTTCGAGAAGGTCATGATGGCCGTCGTTTTAGCCTATTTCGGCGGACGTACGACAGAAAAGGCAAGTAATATATTTAACAAAAAATAAAAATTAAAAATGGGGTATACAGCAAACCAAAGTGATTTCGCAACTAAAGCAATACCTTTTGTTGCTAGTACAGTAAAAGAAGACACTGCTTTAAATTTAAGCGCAAATACAAGTGCGAATTTAGCAGCTTCACAAACAGCTATATGTGTTCCTTCAAGTGGAACAGCATGGGCAAAATCTACAGATTACATATTCACATTAACTACTAATAGCAGTGTTCCTAATGCTGCTGTTAACCAAGTTAAAGCTACTTATGTAGGACCAAAAGCTTATAATAAAGCTTTAGTGGGTGAAACCTTTATATTTAACGCAGCGGCATTAGCTCCTTTAGGAGGTGATGGGGCTAACCCAATAGCTGGTGTAGTTACGGTTACTTTACAAGCAGCACAGCTTGATTTTCCTATTTCTACAAAATATTGGAACAATGAATGTGTTTCTATATATGTAGGAGGAACAGCTGGAAATATAGTAGGCGTATTAGCGTCAGATGAAGATGAATCAACAATAAAGGTGTCAGCTGGTCAAGGAGCGGTTCCTTTATCATACAAATCACTTAATAGTACAAGTACTACCGCAGGGGATGTGGTGTTACTACAATAAAAACAATTATTAACAATTAAATTAAATTAAATTATGGCAAAAGTAAAAAAACTAAGTAAAGAAGAATTAGCAAAAGTTACAGAATTAACTAATAAAGCTAATCAAATAGCTATGCAATTAGGTTCTTTAGATGTTCAAAAAAGTTTATTAAGAGAACAGTTTAAAGAAAACAATGTTTTAATAGAGGAATCTAAAAAAGAATTAATGGAAAAATATGGTAATATTTCTATTGATTTACAAGATGGAACTATTAGTGAAACAGAAGAGGTTGTAGCTAAAGATGGAAAATAATATAAGAAAAATCAGTATTGGTTCTGATTATAAAAATGACGCTATGCATTATGCCGTAGGACAACAAGTATACGGTGGCCATGTTATATCTCATATTATTTTAGAACCACAAGATAATTCTTATAATATTTATATAAAGAAAAACAACGAGGTATTGCCATGGAAAAAGTTTAACTCTAACATGGCTATATCCGTTGAATATGACTTAGAGTATTAATGAAAAGTTTATATGATTTTATCGTAGAACCTCTGGGTGAAACATATAATAATGAGATTCAAATAGAAGATAAGAGTTTAATTTTAAATTCTAAAATTGAAAGCTTTAAGTTTGTTAACAGGTACGCGATAGTTAAAACATGTCCATTAGCTTATTATACTCCTATAAATGTAGGAGATATTATTATAGTTCATCAAAATGTTTTTAGAGTTTTTTATGATACTAAAGGTAAAAGAAAAAAAAGTAGATCATGGTTTAAAGATGATTTATATTTTTGTCAACCAGATCAAATATATTTATATAAACAAAATGATATTTGGAATACTTTTAATGATAGATGTTTCATAAAACCACTAAAGAACAATTCATCTCTAAGCAGTGAAAAAGAACAAAAGCTTATAGGTATACTAAAATATAGTAATAGTTCCTTAGAAGACAAGGGAATATACCCAGAAGACACAGTGGGTTATACTCCATATGGAGAATGGGAGTTTATTATAGATGGTGAGCGTCTTTATTGTATGAAATCAAATGATATTGTAATTAAGTATGAAAATAAAAGAAACCAAGAAGAATATAATCCAAGCTGGGCAAGTAGCGGTAGACGAGCTAATCAAAGTAGCTAAAGAACCAATTGTTGATTCAGACGATGATATATCAGCGGATAGATTAAAGAATGCTGCGGCTACAAAAAAACTAGCTATATTTGATGCTTTTGAAATACTTAATAGAATTGAAGAAGAAAAAAATATGTTAGAAGATAAGCCAAAAGAAGAAGTTAAAAAAGAAAAAACCTTTAGAGGTTTTGCAGAAGGTAGATCAAAGTAATGTATCAGCAAAGTTTATATAAAATATTAAAAAACTATATTAAACCACATATTGTAAAGAAAAACAATAAAAAGAAAAAGTGGGAATATGGTTATAATAAAGAGCATGATATTATAGTCATAAGTAAAACTGGAGAAATAGGTGATATTTATGAAATACAAGATTTAAAAATTGCTTTACCTAAGGAAAAAGATACACATACTTTTGATAACAATAAATGGAGTAAAACAGATTACCCTAAGATTCTATCTAAAATAAAAACTGTTTTTGATTGGAGACAATATCCTGAAGATTTTAAAGAAAAATGGTATGATTACATTGATAAAGAGTTCACACGTAGGGAAGAAGGTTTTTGGTTTTATAACAAAAACGTTGCTACTTATCTTACTGGTACTCATTACATGTACTTGCAGTGGAGTAAGATTGATGTCGGTGCACCAGACTTTCGGGAGTCAAATAGATTATTCTTCATTTTCTGGGAAGCTTGTAAGGCCGATGTACGATCCTATGGATTGTGCTACCTTAAGAATCGTCGATCAGGGTTTTCCTTTATGGCATCAGGCGAGGTGGTTAACTTGGCAACCATATCTAGCGACTCCAGATATGGTGTTTTATCTAAAACTGGACCGGATGCAAAGAAGATGTTCACAGATAAGGTGGTTCCGATATCCGTTAATTACCCATTCTTTTTCAAGCCGACCCAGGACGGAATGGACCGTCCAAAGACCGAGCTTGCCTACCGTGTCCCCGCAACCAAATACACACGTCGTAAACTTACCGCCGCAACCACAGACGAAACCTTACAGGACGAACTCCAGGGATTGGACACCACAATCGATTGGAAGAACACGGGAGATAACTCCTACGATGGGGAGAAACTTAAACTCCTCGTCCATGATGAATCGGGGAAGTGGGAAAGGCCGAACAACATCCTCAACAACTGGAGGGTTACGAAAACCACATTAAGATTAGGTAGTAGAATTATTGGTAAATGTATGATGGGAAGCACATCTAATGCTTTAGATAAAGGTGGTAGAAACTTTAAAAAATTATATGATGACTCAGATGTTACCCAAAGAAACGCCAACGGACAGACTCGTAGCGGATTATATTCTTTGTTCATACCTATGGAATGGAATTACGAAGGATACATTGATTCTTATGGCTTACCTGTCTTCAACACACCAAAAAAACCTGTTGATGGACCGCATGGGCAAAAAATAAAATTAGGTGTAATAGAATACTGGAACAATGAAGTAGAAGGATTAAAAAACGACCAAGATGGTTTAAATGAATTTTACAGACAATTTCCAAGAACTACAAAGCACGCTTTTAGAGATGAGTCAAAAGAGTCTTTGTTTAATCTAACTAAAATTTATCAACAAATAGATTTTAATGAAGATTCTAAAAATGAATTAGCTATAACAACTGGTAGTTTTCAATGGGAAAATGCTGAAAAAGATACTAGAGTTATATTTATACCAAATAAAAATGGTAGATTTAAAATAACATGGGTTCCACCATTAAATTTACAAAATGTAAGATATAAAAAAAATGGAATAAATTATCCAGGCAATGAACACTTAGGTGCTTTTGGTTGTGATCCATATGATATATCAGGAACAGTTGACGGAAGAGGTTCTAATGGATCTTTACACGGCTTAACTAAATTTAGCATGGAAGATATCCCACCTCATCATTTTTTTTTAGAATATATAGCTAGACCTCAAACAGCTGAAATATTTTTTGAAGATGTTTTAATGGCTTGTGTTTTTTACGGTATGCCTATATTAGTAGAAAACAATAAACCAAGATTACTCTATCATTTTAAAAGAAGAGGTTACAGAGGTTATGCAATGAATAGACCAGATAAAAAAAGAAATAAATTATCTGTTACAGAAAAAGAAATAGGTGGTATACCTAATTCAAGCGAAGATATAAAACAAGCTCACGCTGCAGCTATAGAAACATATATAGAACATTTTGTAGGTTTATTAGAAACAGGATATGGTGATATGTATTTTCAAAAAACATTAGAAGACTGGGCTACTTTCAATATAAATAATAGAACTAAACACGATGCCTCTATTAGTACTGGCTTAGCTTTAATGGCTTGTAATAAGAATAGATATATGCCTCAACAAAAAAGAAAAATAGAATCCGTAGATTTAGGTTTTAAAAAATACAATAATCAAGGAACTACATCAAAAATTATAAGTTAAATGAATATATATACTAATACTAATAGTGCTTTTCCTAGCCAAGTTGTAAGTGATGGTGTGAAAGCTAGCTGGGAATACGGTAACCAAGTTGCGCAGGCAATTGAGCAAGAGTGGTTTTCGCAAGGAAGAACTAGTGGCAATAGATATTTAACTAATTGGAATAATTATCACCAACTAAGACAATACGCTAGAGGTGAGCAGAGTATACAGAAGTATAAAGATGAATTATCTATAAACGGTGATTTAAGTTATTTAAATCTTGACTGGAAACCTGTACCTATTTTATCTAAATTCGTAGATATAGTGGTAAATGGTATTTCAAATAAAAGTTATGATATTAAAGCTTATGCTCAAGATCCAGGCTCTATTAAAAAAAGAACTGAATACGCTTCTAAATTACAAGAAGACATGGTTGCTAAATCTTTTTTAGATACGGTAAATCAAAAACTAGGTATAGATTTATATCAATCACCTAGTAAAAAAGTTGTTCCAGAAACAAATGAGCAATTAGAATTACACATGCAGCTATCATATAAACAATCTATTGAAATAGCTGAAGAAGAAGTTATATCATCTGTTTTAGCTCAAAACAAATACGATTTAACTAGACGTAGATTAAATATGGATTTAACAGTTTTAGGTATTGCTGCTGCTAAAACTAATTTTAATACAGCTGAAGGTGTAACTGTTGATTATGTAGATCCTGCATATATGGTTTACTCATATACAGAAGATCCTAACTTTGAAGATATTTACTATGTTGGTGAGTTAAAATCTATAACTATACCAGAACTTAAAAAAGAGTTTCCAAATATAAGTGAAAAAGAATTATACCGTATACAACAAGCGCCTGGAAATAGATCTTATATAACAGGTTGGGGTGATTACGATGAAAACACAGTTCAAGTTTTATATTTTGATTACAAAACATATCACAATCAAGTTTTTAAAATAAAACAAACTGATCAAGGTTTGATGAAAGCTATTGTAAAAAGAATGATACTTTTAATCCACCTGAAAATGAAAACTTTGAAAGAGTTTCAAGATCTATAGAGGTTTTATATAGCGGCGCAAAAGTTTTAGGAACTGATACATTGTTAAAATGGGAGTTAGCTGAAAACATGTCAAGACCTATGGCTGATACTACAAAAGTAGAAATGAATTATGCTATATGTGCTCCTCGTATATACAAAGGTAGAATAGAAAGTTTAGTTAGTAAATGTATTGGCTTTGCAGACATGATACAATTAACTCATTTAAAGTTACAGCAAGTATTATCTCGTATGGTACCTGATGGTGTTTATTTAGACATGGATGGTTTAGCTGAGGTTGATTTGGGTAATGGTACTAATTATAATCCAGCTGAAGCATTAAACATGTATTTTCAAACTGGTAGTATAGTAGGTAGGTCACTTACTCAAGAAGGTGATATGAATCCTGGTAAAGTACCTATTCAAGAATTACAAACTTCTAGTGGTCAAGGTAAAATAGCTAGCTTAATTCAAACTTATCAGTATTATTTACAGATGATAAGAGATGTTACCGGATTAAATGAAGCTAGAGATGGTAGTATG